CGACGCTTTCCAAAGCGAACCTTTTCTAGCAACTGTTTGGACTGCGTTAGTCAATGGGCTTTGAAACGTCCTTGTATTCGTTACCAGTTCAAACGTGCTGGACGATGGCGTTATTGATGGAAATGTATAGGTTGTCATACGAAACGCCTTCTACGCATTAGGTCTTGAATCGTGGCGACAGTCTGCTGTGATGTCTGCTGCATTGCTGCACGAATCTTCATATCTACGTTTGCGTCAGCTCCTTTTGCATCGATGTTGTTTACGATAGTTATGCCTCCAGTCTGACCTTTGGTGTGATCAACGACCGTCTCATTTGGGTGAAGTATTGCAGGAAAACCACCTTTGCCATCCATACCGCCAGATCTAGATCCTCGGCCAGTGAAACCACCACCGTCGAACGATTGAGCTCTAATCTGTGCGATTTGCGCCATACCGGCAGCAACCTGGGCAGCAGCCATAGCAAACGATATCGGTGGAGGATAAGTCTCAATCGCTTTAGTCGCACCAGTATAAGTAGACATAATCGCTTGAGCTATGTTGTAAGCCTTTTGAGCAGCGAACATCTTCTTGTTGTTAGCCTGGACGCCTTTAAATGCATCACCAAGGCCATCCAATACCATCTGCGTCTTTTCAGTAGTATTCTTATCCTCAAAGTCTTTACTTTTCTTTCTGAGCTCTTCTAACTGAGCAAAGTATCTTTCTTGAGCTCTTAGTTTAAGATCGGCAGCTAACTTTTCGTTGGCAACGTCTGCCGCAGAAAACTCTGTCAGCAATTGCATTTCTTCGTCATATGCTGCTGTTAATGCCTCTTTTTTGGTCATCAGCTTCTTTTGCAGCTTTTCAACACCCTGAGCCATATCAAGCTCATTCTGTTTATCTATTATTCTTTGAATTGCATCTAATACTTCTTGATTCTCTGCTAGACCTAATAACCCAGCTTTATACTTTAGTAGCTGCTCATTAGACATCCCAAGAGTTTCTGCTTGCTCTTTTATGGATTTCTTAAAGTTATTTTGAGACTCTACCAACTTGTCAAATTCAGGAGATGTTGTCTGCAAAACACCTTCTAAGTTGCCCATTAACTCTTCTAATCTCTGAAGCTGTAAACTAGCTTCGGCAGATGCAACAGAAGTCTCTAATATCTTATTAGCAGTTTCTAAAAACGTATCGCTAAGATTCTTATTGCTTTTATTGGCAGACAGAATCTCATTAATTAATGATTGGAATGCAGGAATTGAACCCTCAATTCCATTTTTCACATCAACTGATGCCGACTGTAACCTGGATGTTTCTTCAGTAGTTAATCCTAAAGATGTTGCCAGCTTGCCCAATGCCATAGCATTGTTTCTTGTTGCTATTTCTGCGGCTGCTTGCTCTTTGGTCATGTCTTGATACAAAGTCATGAACGCTTCTACTTCATTAGAAGCACCTACTAGGAACTGTTGAGCAGTATATTGAGTGTGAATGAATTCATCGGTAGATTCAGACAATGCATCTTGTGCAGTCTTTGATGTCTTGAGTGCTTTGACGTAATTAAGACCAAGTTGAATCTCGGCAAGCTCTTTTGAATGAGCCGCTAACGATCTAAATCTTTCTGTTAGCTCAAAGGTTCCATCGGCAACATCGACACTCATTACCTTTGATAGTGTTTTTAGTTGCTCTTGTAATTCTTTAGTTCTATCTTTTGCCCCTATAACGCTTGGCGCATAAGCAGTAGCTAGTGCCGCGCCGACTGCCATAACAGCACCGATGAGGGCTCCGTGTGGGCCCATAAGAGAAGCAATCTGTGAACCCTGCTGGCCGAATACCAGCATGGCGTTTTGACCCATTTGAAGCTGTACTGCAACGTCCTGGATCTGATGACCTACTTGACCAAGGCCACCACGCATCATCCTCAAGCCTTGTTTATTGGCTTTCTGCGCTTGCTTGTCAAATCTAGCTATAGATGCCGCAGCCTTATCAGTAGGCCCAGAAGTGTTATCTGTGGTTAATAGCTCTGTGTGAATTACGTTCTTTTGCGTTGCCATCTATCTTCTCTTGCCTAATTCTAAGAAACGTCCACCAATGATTAAACTCTTCCTCAGTCATTGCCAAAACTGTCGATAGTGGCTCCCCAAGATGATTTGCCAACTCATACATCATATACAATTGAGTTGGTTCACCTTGAGGATTTAGGAGTTTTTTTCGCGTTCCTCTTCGGTTCTCCCTTCTATATTTAGAACGAAGTTAGCAATATCAGATACAATATCTGGATCTACTTTCTTACGAAGAGAAACCTTATCCTCTAAGGTAAATACCGCGTCACCTTTTTCATCAGTAGTGCCTAAGATGACGGCATAGATCATATAATCCGTACCGTCACCATCAGCTCTGGCTAACCATCGAGCCTTGTCATCAAGAGTTAGATTCTTCGCATAAATAGTTGTTCCCCATTGGGGTATTTCTAATTTGCGAATCTCGCGCTCACTAAAATGAGCTATTGCTTGATCGATTAGCTTACTCATTAAGCTGTCGCGCTAGTCAATGCGCCAGAACCTTGAAGCGTAATTGATGCTTCAACCATTCCGTCAAAACTAGACGAACGACTTACGCCAGTCACCAAAGCAGTACCCGTGTAATACGTATCGCCAGTGGTATCGCCTTCTGGGTAAAACCCAATAGTGACGCTTGCGCCAATCGTAAGACCGCCTTGACCTGACGAATCTGTTTCATCCCAATAAACATCAGCACTTCCGGTAAAGGATGTGAGCGTAGTGATGAAAGATCGAGCAGTATCTGTCATTACTGTATCTTCAACAGTATCTGCTGTTTCTTCAATTGAGAATGAACGCAACTCAGCAACGGCATTAGCGCCGACCTTGATGATTCCATCTCTTCCGATATGTGTAGCCATTATTCAGACTCCTTGTCTTCCTGTTTCTCAGCTTTAGCCTTCTTAACAACTTTAGCCTCAACTGTGCCTTTTACTTTATCTGACTTCCAACCTTTAGCCAGCATGGATTCAACTTGAGACGGATGAGCATCAACCACAACTTTACCGTCTGGACTTGTTAATTTCATAGTATACACCTTAAATTGCTATATCTGGAGCAGTAGTTGTCGTCCTATAGACTACAGTATAAGTCATAGTAACAACACCTACAGGCTGATCTCCTTCACCATTAAACTGAATCTCAGTTGACGTAATGTTCTGAGATTTAGCTAAATTGTTCAACGATCTATCTGCGCCTAATGCTGCTTCGACCTCTTTGCAGATATCGTCAACAACATCGTCAAAATCAGTATTAACCTTAACGTATCCTTCTATGGCAACACTCAAAGTCCTGTTAAGACCAAGACTGGTTCCCATGGTATCTACTTCAGAACCTTCTGATAAGGTATATACCAATAACGCCGGTAAACTAACCGAATCTAACGGATAAACTCTCGACTGATAAACATTAGATCCAGTTGTTGTTAATCCGGTAATCGTAGTAGCGATACGCTCTCGTATCTGTTGACGAACATGATCAGCCATTACTGAGCCTCAAGAGCCAAAGCAACGACTCCGGTATTATCTGGTTGAACGTTGACGACCTTATATGTCGTAGCGTCTTTGATGATATTACCGTCTAAATCTGTTATAGCTGCGAAGGCTAATGTATCGCCGTGGGCAGCATTTCTCAGGTCTTTTGCTTTGCCGTAAACCATCGGCTGAAGTCCTTCTACCGATACAGTTTGACCAGGAATCTCAAAATACTCTTGGTCTAGAATAACTTTAATTGTCGATGCTGAACCGCCTGAAGGCGTAAAGGTACAAGACACGCCATGACCAAGCACGTCGAAGTATCCATCAAAATCAGCATCAAACTCTAAACTCATCGCTTAATTACTTTCTCAACAGCCTTCTTCTTTAAAGGCTTTTCTTCTTTGGTGAACTCTACGGCATGCCCTGAACTGATGTACTGTCGGGCTTCCGCTGAAGATACTAAAACCACGTCACCGATGGCTCTAGGCACACCATGAACGTGACAAGGCATTTTTATAACTAATTCCATAATAACTCCCATAAGATTGGGGGGCCGAAACCCCCCGTTCTCA